ATAGTCAGACCAAGTAAACTCATAGGTATTACCAAGATACAGAATATTACCAGTACGACTGCGATGGTGGAAATGACCACTACATACGAGAGGAAATCTATCAAAACGTTCAGTGCCCATTCCGTGATCATTTTTGTGCCCACGATACATTTCAAAACCTGAAAATTCAAAGTGTCCAAATACTGCTTGTGCATTACTTTTATCTACAACCTCCATGGTTTCATCATAGTTACCAGAACAAATCCATGGCACCAGCAATAGATTCTTACCACCCAGAACGATTTCTTCTGCGCTGGAATATGTGATAACATTCTCGTATTCGCGCAGCAGCAAATCTAGAGAGTTTACTTCGTTGGTATTCTTGAAGAATGTGTCATGATTACCTGCAATCATGTGGACATCAATACCAAGATCGCGAGTCTTGTCAAAGAAATACTCGCGGCACTTCTTCAGCGTATTGTAATTGATAAACTTGCGTCGATCAAAGACATCACCAAGATGGATAATAGTCTTGATTCCTTCCCGTTCTAGATGAGGAAAAAACACCTCAGTATAAAACTTCGCGAAGAAGTTATCAAACGGAATAGAATCAGACCTAGCACCGAAGTGAGTGTCTGTGATCAACGCAACCTTCATACTCGAACTTTCTAATTACTTTACAGGTGTAGTAGGTTTCGCTTCAGTAGGAACTACTTCTTCCAACTTTTCTTCAGTCGTTGTTTCTACATCACCTTCTTCGGTGCGACGCTTAAGAACAATCTGGCCGTCACAGATCATGTAGTGTTGTTCGGCACCAAGATCGCTTGACTCCAGATAGATGCACCCTGCATTCTGCTTAGAAACATCCTGAACACTATTCCTGTGACTGATGACATCACCCACCAGTGACCCAATGATCACAAAAAATAAAATCGCCAACCCTGCCGTAAACCCATTCTCTGTAAACCATGCAACGTACTTGTTAGTTTTTACTTCAGTCATATACAACTCCTTTAACAAACTTTAATAAATCCATTCTACTCTATATCAAGAGAATTGTCAATGATTTTTTGGTCTAAATATTTCGGTCGACGCTTCGGTAAGTTATTGACCTTTGGTGCATCGGGTTTATCGAACTCATCAATCATGTCCATTTGCTTCTTGACATAGTCAATAAACTCATTACCATAGTCACCTGTATCGTGGTCTTGAGTAATCAAGTCATGAACATCAATGTTTCTCATGTATCGATACTTAGTTTGTTGCTGACGTTTCTCTTTAGCGATGCGTCGCAGAAAGGCATAGTATGTTATCTGTGTGAAATACGCGAAGGGATTCTTGGATTTATCAGGATTGAAATTGTCGATGTAAGTAATACAATTTTCGATACCATCTGATACCATTTCTTCTCGATATGTGTAGTTGATAAAGTTACTCTTGTATGCCAAGTGAGTTGCAATCTTTAGGAAGCATTCTCCGATATAGTTCGGGACACGTGGTTTCAATGTACCTGCTTCTTTTGCAGCAAGAACACTATCTCTATACTTAGTAATCTCTTCTAAAAACTTAGAGTTATCTACATAATGTATGTTGTTTTTCTTATTCTTTTTGAATGGTTTTTTCACATTCTTTTCTGGTATTTCAGTCATTTATAACTCCATCTATACATACCGTTATACTATATTTTTTCTTATTAGTCAATGATTTTTTTTCACTATTATTTCAGTATATAGCTTGACAACACTCGCGATTCGAGGTATAATGACTATGTCGAGTATGATGAATAATAGCTTTACTACTGCTTAATTGAGTAGGTTTCTGCTTCTGAGCAGTCGGGAGTGGAGCAGGTCGAGATCTAAGTTTCCCTCCTGGGTCTCCTCGGGAAGTTTTACTTCTCCGGAAATATATTTTTGATACTGTTCTAGAAGGTTCTCTCTCAAAAGACAGACAGTAATTACTTCAGACTTGGGTACGAGGAAAATCTTCTCTGTTGTAATACCAATCCATGGTTTCAGAAGAAACGTTTCCCCGACAACATCTTCTTGAATCATAGGATAGGGAACCACCGCAATGGGATTATCCATCCAGAATAAATCGTTCGATTCACTGTCTCTTATCGATGCGATTACTAAATCGCCATTCTTAAATTTAATTACCTTTGGTGTTTCCATCAGTAGATATCCTCACGAGTTTGTATCTAAAACCTTCTTCATTATATAACTTAATTCTCTCTATCATGTGTAGTAGGGTGTAATTCTTTCTGCTTTTCCAAGACAAGTCATCACCAATATCAAAAAGACGACAGGAAGTTTTGTCATCCCCCTTACGCAATCCTCTACCAATCGACTGGAGATTTCTTACTCTAGATTTCGAGGGAGAAGCGAATATGACATTATGTAGATTCCTTATATTTATTCCCGTCGAAAACGTGCCGTATGATGCGATGATCACTGCATCTTTTTCTTTCTCGGTAATCTCTCGAACCTTCTCGCGTTGTTGAGTGTCAGTTCCACCATGAACAAAGAAAACCTGACGAGACTTTCCGACCTTCTCATTGATCAAGTCATACAACACCGCACCATGTTTCTCAACAAACTGAAATAGCACCAGCGTGTTGCCTTTTTGTGTGGTTGCTAGATTCTTGATTATGTTGTTGCGTTTTTGGTGTGTTACCAACCAGTCCATTTCTTCTTGGTAGGTATACTTCGTTAGTGCTTTCTTCTCTTCATCTGCATAATCCAATACGATGCAAGTTATGTCTAGATCTGCGACGGATCCCTGATCCATTAATTCTTTGGTCGAGATAACCTTATGCACCTTACCGAACAGACCCTCGAGAATTAACTTATGCGTCTTAGTCCCGTCGAGAGTACCAGTAGTTCCGATGCGAAACTTAGTCTTGGTGCACTTATTGAAGATTGACGTCAGCGATTTCGCTTTGAAAAGATGCGCTTCGTCTCCATATATAACATCAAACTCATCAAAAAACTTTTTAGGTAATTTGTAGATGGATTGCCACGTTGATATAGTAATGGGATACTCATTCGACTTCTCGAACCCTGAATAGATTCTCGCGCAATTATAACTTGCTTTCCAGTCTGTTTCCGAGGCATAATCTTGGAAGTCCTTATACATTTGTTCAACTAGGGAAGTTGTTGGAACGATAATCAATTGCTTGCGCCCAAACTTCTGGTGGTAACGCATTAGCAGATATATGATCAATGACTTACCAGATGCAGTTGGTGACAGTAGCAGAGTTCTGCCGATGCGAATCGCATACTTGACAGCATCTAACTGGTAGTCTCTCGCCTCGATCGGTTGACCCTGCGAGTGAAGATTCAACGAGTCAGCATATTCAACCAGTTCTTCGTAGGTTATTGGATCGCCGATACGTTCGATCTGAACGTCCATCTCATAATCATTACGCTGGCAAAATTCTCTTAGATATGGAAGAAGACCCACGTAAAGTTCTTTAGTCCACATGTTGAACAAACGTGCTTTACCGTCCCATATCTTTGCACGATAGGTCGGCATGAATTTTGCTCCTGGAACATCAAACGTAAAGTAGTCGTTGAGTTCCTGTGCAATGCTAGGGTCGCATTCCACATTCAGATACACTTCATCTTTTTTAGTGATGGTTAGATCGGTCACATTAATCCATTTGTAAACTTGGTCCACTCAATCGCGGACTTAATATCCCATGTCCTACTATTTAGTGACCGCAGAATCTGCTCTAATTGGTATAGGACTGCTTTGATATAATCAATCTTATCTTGCTGTTTGATCATCTCTTCATCACATTGAAGAACATCATCCATCTCATTCTTTAGTGGTTTGAGACCTTGGTATTGATTCCATCCATGTTCTTCTAGTTCTTCGCGTGTAAGTTCTCCGCGATAATACCGCATCTTAGTTCTGCGCAAGCGATAATAATCTGCCTCTGCCTTGCGCAACTGCAGTTTGGAATTTGATAGTATGTTAAGATACTTGGAATGCAACTCTGGTGTCTTAGTTGATTCCGGACCAAGATTTAATTGGTCGATCTTACAGTCATTAGACCATGACTCTTGGATTTCAGATAGTTTCATAATGCCCTCAATAGAAAAATAATATAATCATACTATAAAATTGCGCGAAAGTCAATACTTAAAGTGGTGTAATTTCATAATGTCGATATTTAAATGCGGCGATACCTTGTAGGAAGTCTGCTCTACCAGTACTGATGTCAAAGTCAAGACCCTCTAGACTCACGGGAAACACATCATAGTATGAGATCTTTACGTTTGGATTATTATCAGAGTCGAGAATAAAGAAGTCTGCATCAGAGAAGTTACCTAGTGCGCCAAGTCTTTTATCAGAAACTGCTGGGAATCTGTATCTTTGACCCTCGTTCCAATCTTTGTATTGCTGACGATCTGTTGGGAACCCAAGACCGATTAACCAATTATACAATTCGATGTAGTTGCTCATATTTTCTTGAACAAGAAACCTGATCACCAGATCGCCGTATGCTAGTTTATCGCCTGGAACTGGAATATCTGACAATGGTGTTTGGAATGTAGGCGAACCAAGTTGTATCGCTGGAATATTTGCTGCCTGACAGAAATACGAAACGTTTGGTAGATTGTGAATCTGGAATTTAAATCCATTTGGTTTCAGATAATCGAGATCACTGGGTTGTTGATTAACCCAGTTCGCTTCTGTTACACCAAGTGATGTTTTTAATACCATGTTACCCTCATTTGTTTCATACTATTTATAATGAAAATGGGGAGAGCATTTCTGCTCCCCCCAGTTTCTTAGCAACCCTCTCTCTAACGGAGAGGTATCGATTACATAAGGTTAGTAACCTTAACGCGACGATAGTATTGGTTGCGGTTGGCAGTGAATGTATCACCGTCAGTTGTACCGTTCGACTGAGTTACGAATGGGTTAGCGATCATGCCGTAACGAGTCTTGAAACCAATTTTTGGTTGGAAGGTGTTAGGGTCGATAGCACGAACCATTTGTAGTGGAACGTATGGGCAATAGAAGATACCAGCGTCATAAGCATTAGCACCCTTAT